TATCTCTATTGCTATGTAGTTGTCATCAGGACTTATTTTTGGAATATTATTGAATACCAAACTCGGGGCAGTCGGAACATCAATTTGATTTCCACGCCAAAGGTAAGCCTCAACGGTTACATTTTGAATTGAAGCATCGGTTGCCTCGTTTTGGAAATTGAAATGGATAGGAGATTGTGCTAAAAAGATTTTAGCTTTTGAATCAATATTGGTAAGTATCGGTGTCATTGTGCAAAGTTCCGTGCATCTTCACACGGTTTTATTTCTTGGTTACTATTGGACTTTTCAACAAAGTTACTAAATCTTTAATCAAAACTTTTATACCCTCTTCCGTATTTTCTCGAATTGAATTTCGCATCGGTGTATCTCGAATATCGCTTCGGTCTTTGGGCGTTGGTTTTCCTTTCGGGGTGTTATATTTTCCGTAAAAGTTTTGTGAAACTGTCAACACATTATAAGGCTTTACCCTCCAGTTGCCACTATCTCGCAAGTGGTCTTTCTGTAATTTACTAACCTTTGAATTCCGACCTGCAACAACTGTAATTTTTCGCCCTAAATCATCAAGGTGTTTCTTTATCGTTGCTTCGATTTCCTTTTCCTGAATTGTCTTTCTCCTCGCCACGTGCTTTGATTGATGCTATTAATGCCTTAATATTTTTGCTTTGAATATTCTCACTTCCTATTTCCTTTCGGGTAATTTTTCGCCCAGTCTTTGTCTTGCCCTCTATTTGAGTTTCGTTTCCATCCTCATCAACAAAAACAACTGTCCAAACAATATCGCTTGGCATTATCTTTTTGGCATTATCGATTAACTTTGAATTTTCATTGTACGCACCATAAAATACTTGCCTAAATTCCACCGACTTATTACGACCTATCAATGCCCCTTTAATCGAACGCTTTAAAAAACCAGTATCTACTTTTGCTGTGTCTTTTGAAGCACTTACAACTTCACGAATGTACTGCCTTATTTCTCCATCGCTATATTGCATTTTGCTTTATTAAAAATGTAGCCTCAAATTTAATTCCGTCCAGACAATTACGCTCGTCTTTTTGAATTGGTTCAAATTCTGAAACTGAATCCTCGACTATATCAACGTTCAAATCGTTGTGGGTTTTCATTATCTCCATCAAAAAGTCATTGCCAATTGAATCGCAAATGTTAACATTATCAATATAGTTAGTATCTGTTAATAGTTTTGATGTAATAGGTATTTTTGTATCATCCCTTTGATTTGTAATTTCAAAGGAGTATCTAAACTCTCTGAAATTTTGTTGCGGTGCTGGGCTTGAAACCAATCTAATTGAAACCAAAGGATAGACATTCTCTTTCTCGACATCAATCACATCGTCATCTCTTAATGAAATGGTATTGACTAAATTACTTTTGTTGAAAGTATCTATTATAAAAGCCGTTACTGTACTAAATTGATTTGCCATATTATTTTACATTTTCTAAAATTCGTTGTCCTGAAAGATAGTTTGCCCAAAATAAAAATTCCTCGACTGTCCACCCCTCAACTGTTTTATAATTCACAATATTGCCTTTGCAAACCAAATCAGTCAATATTACCCAACTGCCAAACTCTTTGACAAAGTCCTTTCTTAATTCCAAACCAACCGTATCTGGTGCAACCTCTCCATAACTCGGAGGATTGAAAATATAAGGATAGTTCTCAAACAGTTTGGCTTTTTGGTCTGCGTAATCCTGAACTATTGATTTAAGATTGTGAACGTAAACCATTTGAAATGGTTTCACAAATATATTACAAAAACTTTTAAAATCTGCCGTTTCGATATAATTTTCACAATCCACAAACTCACTAAACTTCAATTTAGATATATCTTTTGTTTTGAACTTCTTATTCGACTGCTTCAAAAGTAGCTTATTAATCCAAAAGTTGCCCTTATAACTTTCGCCTTTGGCTAAAATTCTTTGATAGTGTGATAGTGTTATTCCTAAAATCATCGTCTTATATATTTTTTGTACCGCTCCAATAAAATAACAGTCAATAAGTACCGTAATGAATCCACGCAGTGCCCAAATTCTTGATAGCTTTGCCCCGTTATTTTGTCACGAATTATTTTTTTATTCACTTTTCCGTCTTCATCTTCTGTGCAATATTGATAATCATTAATTGAATTACGGCACTTTGCATCAATGCCAAACGATATGTTGTCAATGCCACCAATTAGAATTTCATTTGTAAACTGTCGTGACATTATTACGCTCGGGTTCGCCTGTGGTACTCTAAAAATTGGCTTTTGAGCGGACAAATAATTGTTAATCAATTTAAAAAAGTTTTGACCTTTCTGCAATTTAGTATCTCGCTTTCGGCTCGTTGCATCGCCATAAATGAATAAGCCTTGTCGGTTGCTTCCATACCTTTGTAAAAATTCATCGCACGTATCTTTCAAAGTGTTGCGGGGGTCTTCTAAACAAATTTCGTCAATCTGAATTATTTGATTATTGTAGTACTGAAAAACCAAACAGGTCAAATAAGGCAGTACGTTTTCGTCAAATGAAATGTGCAACGGCTCGGCTGGGTTGTATGGCAATTTAGCCACGTGTTTGTCGGCTTTGAAGTTCTTGAGGAACTCGCCACCAGTTCGTAGTTTTCCCCACTTACCCAACGCATAAATATCGTAATAGTTAGGGTCGTTAATTTTATCACGCTCGAAGTCTGCAATAGCGTGTTTGTCTATAAACATTGGTCCCACTATCCAAATGTTATCAAGATAGCAAGTTCTCAAAACAACTGTATCGCCTGTTTGGTTGATTTGCTTTTGAGTGATGCGACTTGGCAAGTCTATAAATGTTTCTTTATCGAATATTTGAGTTTTGATAAAAGACATCTCGGAAACTGGATTGAATATGCCAATTATTTGTTGCCCAACGATTCCCCTCAAACGCTTTTTAGCCTGTTTAAAATCCGCATAGTCAAATTGGTTAAACTCTTCCATACAAATCTTTTTAAACCCAGATAGCCCTTTAATTTTCTCGCTGTCATCCAAACCTTTAAACACTACATAACTGCCAGTGATGGTGCATTGGATATAATGTTTTTGTATTTTAAAATAGTCGTTTAGTTGCCAATCTGAAATAATGCGTTTGAAGTCCTCAAATATTGAATTGTCAATATCGGTGCTGTATTTTCTAAAAATTAAACTATTGTTATTCGCCCCCTCCAACATAAACACTATGGTACGTTGGACATAACTGAAAGTCTTTGAACTTGAGGAGCCTCCATAAACGAATAAAAACCTCACGGAATTGTCCGTGAAGCTTTTATCAATTTCGTAGTAAATCTCATTGAAGATGCCTTCTTCAAATTCAATCGTTTCCATTATTGACAATAAGTCTCGCCCATTTGGTATTTTGTCCAAACATCGTAGGGAACTTCTACTTTTACCCCTTTGATTTTGAAATAATACTCACCCTCGAAATAGACTTTTACATCTATTTTATTGCAGTTGCTGTCATCGGGAGTGCAAGAAAATAGTAATAAGAACATAGGTATTAATAATAATCTTTTCATAATTTAAAAATTCAATATTAATGTTAATCTATTAACTTTACCGTATGGGGTATCGTGAAGCTCATACTCCTCCAGTAGACATCCTGCGGTTTTTAACAAATCTTTTGCAATTTTAATTTTTTCAAACTTATTACTAAGTTCTTTTTCTTTTAGTTTTTGAATTTCGTTTAATAAAGCTTTCTTTTTCATAATTTATATTTTTTGTTATAGTCATTAGATAAACAATTATAGAACTCGACCACAATCCTAAATGGTATTTCATTAAGGTTAAAACTTTGCCTTTCGATTTTGAAAGTAAATCCACCAATCCAAAAGATAAAAATACAATTGATTATATCTTTATTTGGATTAATTCTAAATAACAATAAAGAACTATTCAGTATCTTCACTTCGCTTGTATTTTATTGTTATTGTTTTGGGTTGCTGTGGGGTTACGTCTTCTGTCTTTTCAACTAGATTATTTAAACGTTGCGTTATGCTTGGATTATATATTCCAGCCATCCCCCCCTCAATTTGGTCTGTTCTAACAGCTTTTCTAATACGTGTACAGATAGTTAAATAATCTGAATAATTATTATCAGTATTAGCAAAATAATGGCTTAAATCACCTATAATTCCATTGTCATAACACCAACATTCAAAACCATCGACGGTAAGCGGTCTTTCTTTTCTCCTTTGAACCTCATCAGCATCTTTTCCAACGAAGTCGTGAACTAAAATAGGATTGCTTTTAGCTTGTTCTTTGTAAGCTAAAAAATACTCCCATAGTTTTTCAGGGGTTTCTATATTTTTTGTTCCGTGCGGTCGTGCCATAATAAGCAAATTTACAAATTTAATTTAGAATACCAAATTTAGTTTATTGGTTTGGTTTATTAGTTTGGTTTACTGCCCCTTATATATAGGGGCAGTAAACCATTAAACCAGTTTAGTAGTTTAATAGACTGGTTTACTACTAAATAAACCACTATTTAACATTAAAATACTTATAAAACGATTTTTATACAGTAAAGTAATTGTTTAAATAAAAGAACTTATGTACCTAACAAATAGATAGTTATATCTTATCTGTTAAATATTGCCTTAATTCTGATTGGTTTAACGCCTCCAGTTGCTCTATATCATCCTCAAAAATAGCTATCAAAGTGCCGTCATCGAAGACGGCTATATTGCCTTTGTGGGATTGTAGTGTTAACATATCAAACCTTTTTTAATAAATTCATCTCGAGAGTAAACTGGCGTCGGCTCATTCATTTTCGATTCATAAATTATGAATTCAATTTTACCCAAATAAAACAAATGGTCGAAAATTAACTCTTGTTGAAATTCGTCAAAATATTTTCTTCTTCCTACTGTGTGAACTGGCGTAATATTCAATCTTTTAATTGTTCTAAAAATAGTTTCCCAATCCAAACAACACATTTTAGCAATGTCATTAATATTTTTCATAAGTCATCTCTTGATCCTGTTAATCCAGCATAGACTAATAATGCGATTATAATTAATTCTAACATATTAACGATTTTATAAAGTTTGAAGTATTTTTTGTTCCTGTTGTTTTAAATTCTTTGACTGCATCGGAGTATAAACTATCCAGCCACTCGTGAAGTTTTATTCTGCACCCACCTCTGAATATTGTGCCGTTCCTAAACTCGTGTTCAAAGGTATTTTTGTGCTTTTCTTTGTAGGTTGCTATTGCTTCGGTTACTTTCATATTAAAAAAGTTTATAATTAATATCTTCCTGTCTATTACAAAATAATTTCTCAACTACTTTTTTTGAGTTATTAGTTGCAGATAAAGTACTTCGGTGCGAAAGTTCCAAAACGCAAGGCAAATCAAAATCATAACTACTAACATAAATTTTATAAGGACTATTTTTAACCCAATTATAA